GGGTGGCGGAAATGACCGGCGACCCCGACCCCCGGATAGCCTTTTCGGCCTGCCGGGAAATAATGGACCGGGCCTGGGGCAAGGCGGAAACGGCTTCCCGGGCCGCGGGCGAAGAGGCTGTCATAGTTGTGGTCCGGGAGCGCGAAGATGCCTAGGGTTTATTTCGATTATTCCCTTCGGCCCTGGCAGGCCCGGGCATTGAAAGAGCTGGCCGGCCGCCGTTTCGCGGTCGTCGTCGCCCACCGCCGGGCCGGCAAGACCGAGGTCATGGCCTTAAGGCTCCTTTTGGCGGCCATGCATCTTGTGCGGGTTCACCCGGCCCCCCTATTCGGCTATATTGCCCCCTTCTTAAACCAGGCCCGGGCTGTGGCCTGGGAGCGCCTGAAATACTACTGCCGGAGCCTGCCGGATGTGCGGATAAACGAGGCCGACACGGCGGTCACGCTGTGGAACGGGGCGGCCATACGCCTTTTCGGGGCCGATCACCCCGACCGTTTACGGGGCCTGGGCTTTGACGGCGTGGTCTTAGATGAGGTGGCCCAGATGAAGCCGGACACCTGGAGCGCCGTGGTGCGGCCGGCCCTGTCCGACCGCCGGGGCTGGGCTGTTTTCATAGGCACGCCCAAGGGGCAAAACATCTTTCATGAGCTTTACAGGGAGGCCCTGGCCAAGGGCGACTGGTATGCCGGGCTCTTCACGCCCGATCTGACAAAGGTTATCTCCGCCGAGGAGACCGCCTCCCTTCAGGCCGATATGCCGCCGGACCTCTACCGCCAGGAATACCTATGCGACTTCACCGCGGCCAATGCCGACAGTTTCATGGACTTCGCCCTTGTTCATGAGGCTTTAAAGCGTAAGCCCCCGGACCATAACCCGGCCCCCCTGGCCTTCGGCCTGGATGTGGCCCGCTTCGGCGACGACCGCACTGTGCTCGTGCGCCGGCGGGGCCGGGTTCTGGAGGCCATAAGCATCCGGCAGGGCCAGGATCTCATGCGGACAGCCGCTGAAACCGCTGAACAGATCAACCTCCACCGGCCCCAGGCCGTCTTTGTGGATGTGGTGGGCCTGGGGGCCGGGGTGGTGGACCGCTTAACCCAGCTCGGCCATCGGGTCATGGGGGTGAATTCCGGCTCCAAGGCCGTGGACCCGGAAAGGTTCTATAACTTAAAGGCTGAGATGTGGTCGAAAATGCGCGAATGGCTGGCCGGGGCAACCGTGCCCGACCGGCCGGATCTCTCAAGCGACCTTCTGGCCCCGCGCTACGAATACGACCATTCCGGCCGGCTCAAGATCGAAAGCAAGGACGACCTAAAGGCCCGGGGGCTTTTGTCAACCGACCTCGCCGACGCCCTGGCCCTGACCTTTGCCTATCCTATAGCAATGGGCCTAGCGCCCTCGGCCCCCGAGGCGGTCGATAACTATACCATCTGGAGGTGATTCATGTGCGGATTCGGCGGCGGCGGAGCCCCGTCCATTCCGGCGCCCGCGCCGGCCCCCCCTCTCCCTCAAATAGTGGCCCCCATCGAGGCCGACACGGAAGCCCGGGCGGCCGGGGATGAGGAACGCCGCCGGCGGGCCTCGGCCCAAGGCCGGAGCGACACGATTCTGACCGGGGGCCTGGGGCTCCGGGAGCAGGCCCGAACCGGCGGCAAGGTTCTTTTGGGCCGATGATTGCCGGCCGACTGAATATATGAGGAACGCCTTGGTCACGGAAAAAGAAATCAAGCATTTCCGGCAGCGCTTGAGCGCCCTGGAAAACGAGCGCAAGCGGGGCTGGGAAGCCCACTGGCGACAGTTGGCGGCCAACTTCATGCCGCGCAGGGCGCGGTTTTTGGATGCCGGAGACAGCACCAACGACGGCCGCCGGGTCAACCACCTCTGGGACGATGCCGGCATACTGGCCCGGCGCATCCTGTCATCCGGTATGCAGGCCGGCCTCACTTCCCCGGCCCGGCCCTGGTTCGTCCTGACCCTCCAGGATGAAGACCTGGCCGGCCAGGGCCAAATCAAGGCCTGGCTTCATGCGGTCTATGAGCGCATGGTCAACGTGTTCGCCCGGTCGAATTTCTATGACCAGGTTCATCCGCTCTACGACGAACTGGCGACCTTCGGAACCGGCGTAATAATAATTGAGGAAGACGAATCCAAGACCCTCCGGTGCCGGACCCTGACCGTGGGCGAATACTGCCTTGATGTGAACGCCTCCGGCCGGGTGGATACCCTCTACCGCCGGGTGCGGATGAGCGCCCGGCAGATTGCGGAAGCCTGGCCGGGGGCCTGCCCGGAGCGGGTCAAAAAGCTGGCCGAAGAGGACAGCGCCCAATGGCTGGATGTGCTTCACGTGGTGGAGCCCCGGAAATTGTCCAACGGACAGTCGTCCGATGGAACCCGGTTGTCGGGCGGCGATCGGCCCTTCCGTTCAGTCTATCTCATGCTGGACGGCCGGAAGGATGAGGTGCTGGAAGACTCGGGCTATTACGAGTTCCCGGCCCTCTGTCCCCGCTGGAACACCACGGCCTCCGATGTTTACGGCTCTTCCCCGGCCATGGACGCCTTNGGCGACTGCCTGACCCTCCAGAACCTGGCCCGGGACGGCCTTTTGGCCCTGGAAAAGGAAGTCAAGCCGCCCCTTTTGGCCTTGCAGGGGGCCGGGCTGACCCGCCTGAGCCTTAGCCCCGGGGCAGTCAACTGGGTCGGGAACATGGGCGGCGGGGCCGCGCCCATGGCCGCGCCCCTCATAAATGTGCGGGCCAACCTCGCTGCCCTGGAAACATACAAGGCCCGGGTCAAAGAGCAGATCCAGCGGATGTTCTTCAATGATCTCTTCCTTCTTCTGGCCGGCACGGAAAAGCATATGACGGCCCGGGAAGTGGCTGAACGCAACGGGGAAAAAATGCTCATGCTGGGCTCTGTCCTGGACCGCCTGCGTTCGGAACTCTTCCAGCCGCTAATGGAGCGGGTATTTGGCATCATGTGGCGGCGCGGGGATATTCCGCCCCCGCCCCCGGAACTGGCCGGGTCCGGGGAGGGTCTCCAGATAGAATTCATATCCATCCTGGCCCAGGCCCAGAAACAGGCGGGCCTGGCCGGGATAAACGGGACAGTGGCCTTTGCCGGAAACGTGCACCAGATATTCCCGGAAATTTTGGACAAGATAAACTTTGACGAGGCCCTCGACCAGGTGGCTGAAATGAACGGGGTTCCGCCCAAGCTCTTAAGGAGCAATGAAGAGGTCGCCCGAATTCGTAAGGCCCGGGCCGATGCCGGGGCCCTAGCCCCAATGGCCGACCTGGCCGGGCGGGGAGCCCTGGCCTTAAAGGACATAGCGATTGCGGCCGAGGCCGCGGCCTCTGCCTCGGAAGGTGAAGCCGGTGAAGCCAATGCCGGATTCTGAGGAGCGCATCCGCCTTGACTGGCTGGGGGCCTTGAACTGCCCCGGCAGCCGGCGCATATTCGGCCGCCTGATATACGGCGCCGCCTTCGGCCAGAGTCATGTCGCGGGCGACGCCCTGGCCACGGCTTTCAACGAGGGCTTGCGGTCACTGGCCGTGACCATAATGAACGGAATAGAAACGGCCAAGCCCGGCGAAACCGCCGTTCTCTTGGCTTTTGCATTAAAGGAGATGAATCATGAGGCACAGACGCTTTAGTTTCATTCTGCGGGCGCCCGACACCGGCGCGGGTTCGGCTGAAGCAAACCCGCCGGATTCCCCGGCGGCCCCGGCCGGCGAAGCCGAATTGCCGGAAACAATTCTCACCGCGCCCCCGGAAGGTGAAAAGCCCGAACCGGAAGAGGACAAGCCCGGCCAGAACGACGCCAAGCCGGACAACCCCGAAGGCTACGCTCTTTCCTTTGCCGAGGGAACCGAGGTTGACCGGGAACTCCTGGGCCAATTCCGGAAAACGGCCTATGAACTGGGGCTGACCAAAGGCCAGGCCCAAAAAGTGGCCGAACTGTATGCCGGGAACATGGCCGGATTGGGCCAAAAATTCGAGGAGGCCCAAAACAGGGCCATTAACGACTATATCAACACCCGGAACGCCGAATTCGAAAAGCGCCCGAATTTCAGAGAGGAGATTGTTCTGGCCCGNAAGGCCATGATGGAATTCGGAGNCCCGGACCTNATNGACGTCTTCCGGTCAACGGCCATGGGCAGCCACCCGGCCATGTATGAGTTCATGGTCAAGGTGGGCCGGGCCCTGGGCGAGCCGGGCTTTAAGGGGCAACCCGGCGGGCCGGCCGAAGCGCCCCTTCACGAACGCATATACGGCAAGGACGGCACGGGTTTCAAAGCCGACTGAATATTTTCAGACCTGAATTCATTCAGACTGAATTCATTCAGAGGTAATTTATTCTCCGCCGAGGAAACCGTTTAACCGCCGACGCTTTAACCGCCGGAACAATAGAAGGGAGATTGGAAA